TATACGCGACTGGCTGGAAGGATTTTCCTCCATCCACGATAATGGCCCTCAGTGCGATCTGCACCGCGAGGCCGTTAAGGCAATCGTGGATTATGCGGAGAGTGGCGACGAACACCGGGGTATTGTCGGCCACAACCTGGGACATGTTTTGGCATGCCTGGGGACGGAGTTCCAGATGGAGCCCCTGAGTCCGAGTGATAATATACTCGGTATTCTCGGTCGGTGGGAGGGGTGGTCTCGTGCAGGTAACCTCACTTCTTTATTGAAGTGGTGGTTTTGCTGTACCTACTCTTGGATTGCGGGACAGCCTTTGCCGGCTACCCCGGAGTTCTTTTCCCAGGAGATTGGGTCTTGCGTAAAGAACCCGATTTTCCACGTTTTGTCAGGTCGTATCGGACGGTTCTTCCGCTCCGTGGTTCGTAAACTCCATAGGGAGTTGGTTTCACGGCGGCGTGAAGGTCCTCTGAAACGTCGTAGCCTAAGTAAGGCCCTGACATTACGTTTTCTTGCCCGGGGTACGTGTAAGGTCTCTAAGGAAGAGATCGACCGTGCCTTGGAGAAACACCGTATAGCTCTAACTGAAGTGGATGGCTTCTCTGTATCCTGTTCGACACAAGATGTCGCGATTCAGAGATTGAAACAGGAAGTCATTCGTACCTCTCGTGAGGTTTTTGGAAAGGCGAAATTTTCGCATCGGGCAAAGCCCCTTTTTCCTTCACGAAAGGGACATACGGGTAGTTCTGCTCGTTCGGGGGGCGCTGCAAGCAAGGTTCTTTGTTGCTTTGACTCATGCGCTTCTCGGACCTTTGAAGGGGTTGGTTATTCTACCGGCCTAGGCCTTCAATCGATCACGCCCTTGACGGAGGATTCTCAAGAACGGTTTGCTTCTGCCGTCTTTAGGATCCTCGCTAAGGAGAGGCAGGGACCGGAACCGTTATTGGCTAAGCCAGTTGCGATTCCGGAGCCTTGTAAAGTTCGCGTGGTTACGAAAGGCCCAGAATTTACCTATTGGTACCTACGTGACCTCCAGCAATTTTTGTGGAGGACGCTTAAGAAACATCCTTGTTTCTCGCTTGTTGGCGAGCCTATAACGGAGGAGTATCTGGCGTTGCGGATGAAGGGTGTGCCCTTGGGATCCAAGTTTTGTTCCGGAGATTATGTTGATTCGACTAATTGTATTCGAGCAGATCTTTCGAAGATTTGCGCGGAAACTATATCGGATTGCATAGGTCTCTCGGACTTTGATCGAGATATGTTTGTTGAGGCTCTTGTAGGCCATACACTTCAGTATCCTTCGGGGAGTAGGTGTAAGCAGACTAACGGTCAACTTATGGGTTCCCCCGTGAGCTTCCCGGTTCTCTGTATTATCAACGCGGCTATTTGTCGTTGTTCTATGGAATGTTCTGATCGGGAATTTACTGATTCGCTCCCAACTTGGGCGGAGGTCGATGCGAAGACCTATATCAGTTTGCGGGATGCCCCCTTAGCGGTTAACGGGGATGATTGTGTTTTTGGAATGAAGTCTGATGATATCTTCCAGCGGTGGGAGAGAATTGCCGCTTTCGCGGGTTTGAAGAGCTCGATGGGGAAGACCTATGTCTCCGCCGACTTCCTTCAGATGAATTCTACGACTTACCGAATCATACCGTATAAACGTGTGGGTGACGGTCCGGATGCCTTATGGGGTTCGACACCTCATTGGTTTGAGACCGTTCCTTATGTTAACCTCGGTTTTTGCCGACCCTTCGATCCGAAGGGCGGTCGAGAGAGGACTTATCGTGATCTTCCTGGTCTTGCTAGGAAGTTCATTGAGGGTTTTCCGCTTGAGCGAGCGGACGCGATGATGACTACTTTCCTGCGTTCTCATGCAGGTTTGTTGTCTTCTATTCCGGAGGGTATGTCCTATTGGCTTCCTGTTCATTTGGGGGGTCTTGGTCTTCCGGTCACCCGTGAGTTGTCACTGGATCAGTTCTCTGATCTTCAGTTAAATTTCGCTGAGTTTCTCCTTCATCACGAGGAGGAAGTCCCTTCGTTCCCTTCTGAGGAACGTGAGGTACCCTGTTGGGTGCGGACGGGTGAGCGTTATGCCTCTTCTTTGAGGCAGCGCCAGAAAGAGGATCTTCCGTCGGATCCTTGGAACAACGAACGTGTCATCCTTGAGGATGAGCAATTCATCTATTGGATGTCTGACGCAGACCCATCTGGGGTCGTTGTTCCGTCGTCTCGGGGAAATTATTCTCGCCTCCGCAGGAAGTTTTCTAGATCCTGCGTTTGGGGGAATAGTCATTCTCCGTTGGCGACTTTCTTGGGGAGCCCTTCCCCGGTTATGCGGATGCCCCGCGGTACGAGTGCGCTACTCGAATCCGTGGGGTATCATCCTAGAGGGCTCTATTGGAGAATAGCCAGTTTAGTAGATCGCCGTCCTTACCAACCACCCTCGTCTGAGGGTTCTAGTTTGGTTAAGGGTAGGCCTTACTACCATGAAGGGTGGATATTCGAGATATTCGAAGACCACCTGGTAGTTCGTAAAGATGATCCTACTTGGAAACGACTGCGTTTCCCTGGTCGAGTCGGGGTGGACGTCTCCCATTATGATTATGGACGAAATGACGGCCTGACGGGCTTGGTTGGGGTAGAACAGAGTTTTCTCCTATGAGATTCTGATCTGCAAGGGTTCGCCC